CGGGCGCGTCATCGACGCGATCGAGGAGTACAAACCCGCGCTCACGGTGATTGACGAGGGTGGGCTTGGCTATGGCATACTTGACCGGCTGAAAGAGCAGCGGTATAAGGTTCGTGGGGTAAACTTTGGCTGGAAGGCTAAGAACCCCGTGATGTGGGGCAACAAGCGCGCCGAGATGTGGGGCGACATGCGGGAATGGCTACGCACGGCGAGCATCCCGCCTGATCGGCTACTCAAGTCGGACTTGTGCGGGCCGCACACCAAGCCTAACTCGTCGGGGACGATCTTCTTGGAAGGTAAGAAAGAGATGAAGGCTAGAGGTCAAGCGTCGCCGGATGCGGCAGACGCGCTCGCCGTCACTTTCGCCTACCCGCTTGCAAGCCGTGAGGCGCGCGACATACCAAGACGAGTGGTCGCCCAGCAGGGTGGCAACGGCATGGCGAGCAGTTGGATGGGGGCCTGATGGCACGCAAGTCGGTCAGTCTGTCGGTAGGTCGCGGTGAGAAGCAGCCCGTGTCGAAGGGTGCGGGCTTGACGGCCAAGGGCCGAGCCAAGTACAACCGCGCTACGGGTAGCAGCCTCAAGGCTCCTGCGCCCAGTCCCAAGACTAAGGCGGACGAAGGGCGTAAGAAGTCGTTCTGCGCGCGCATGAAGGGTGTGGTGGCTAAGGCCAAGGGGCCAGCCGAACGGGCACGGGCGTCACTAAGAAGGTGGAAATGTGGCTAAGCCAGGCTTGTATAGTAACATTCACGCTAAGCGGGCGCGCATTGCAGCCGGCAGTGGTGAGAAGATGCGCAAACCGGGCGCCGCAGGCGCACCGACCGCTAAAGCGTTCCGTCAATCGGCTAAGACAGCCAAAAAGAGGAAGTAATCATGCGATACGGCCCCATGGGCGTTTCCAAACGCGCCACAATTGGCGAAATGCTGGCCCAACCCTCTGCTTCGGCTGCTCAGCAGCCTCGGATGCCGATGCCGCCCCGGCGCGTGTCTGAGGACATTATCCGCACAACGACGAACTTCCGCCCCTCGCCCATGCCGATGCGCAGCCGGGGGAGAGCTCGCTAATGCCGCTCGTTAAGTCCGCAAGCAAAGGCGCGTTCCGCAAGAACATCAAAGCGGAGATGCAAGCTGGCAAGCCGTCAAAACAGGCTGTAGCGATTGCGTATGCGGTCCAGCGTAAGGCACAAGGTAAGAAGCGCAAGTAATGGCAAAAGACCCCACAGGGCTTAGAGGCGCCGCTCGCGTTGCCAACACGCCGACCAACCGGGGCAAAGCCGCCCGCGACCCAGCTGATGTACTGGCCACGGCGCGCTCGCGCCTTACTATGGCCCTCTCGGCGTACTCTGACAGCCGCCAAGACGAGCTAGATGACCTGCGTTTCATGGCAGGATCGCCGGACAATCAGTGGCAGTGGCCCCAAGACGTGTTGGCAACGCGCGGCTCGGTGCAAGGACAGACGGTCAACGCGCGTCCGTGCCTGACCATCAACAAGCTGCCGCAGCACGTGCGGCAGGTAACCAACGATCAGCGTCAGAATCGCCCTGCTGGTAAGGTTATTCCGGTCGATGACAAGGCCGACGTTGAAGTAGCAGAGGTTTTTGACGGAATTGTTCGTCACATCGAGTACATTTCGGATGCGGATGTCGCCTACGACACCGCGTGCGACAACCAGGTAACTTATGGCGAAGGGTATTTCCGCATTTTGACGGAATACTGCGACGAAAATACGTTCGATCAAGACCTTCGCATAGGCCGCATCCGAAATAGCTTCAGTGTGTACATGGACCCGACCATCCAAGACCCTTGCGGGGCGGATGCGGAGTGGTGCTTCATTACCGAAGACATCCCAAAGGCCGATTTTGAGCGTGCGTACCCCGATGCAGAGCCGATTTCGTCGGTTTTGCAGCGTGGTGTAGGCGATCAGGCGCTTTCGCAGTGGATTAACCAAGATACCGTCCGAATTGCTGAGTATTTCTACAAAGAACACAGTAAAGAGACGTTGAATCTGTATGCCGGCAACCAAACGGCGTTTGAAGGGTCGCCTGAAGCGCAAGAGCTGGAAATGCTCGGCCTTCAGCCGATCCGTAAGCGCGAAGTTGACGTAAAACGCGTCAAATGGGTCAAGACCAACGGTTACGAACTGCTTGAAGAAAGCGAGTGGCTTGGCAAATGGATTCCGGTTATTCGTGTAATCGGTAACGAGTTTGAAGTTGAAGGCCGCATGTACGTGTCGGGCCTTGTGCGTAACGCCAAGGACGCCCAGCGCATGTACAACTACTGGGTGTCGCAGGAAGCAGAGATGCTGGCCTTGGCGCCCAAGGCGCCGTTTATCGGCTACGGCGGCCAGTTTGAAGGCTACGAACAGCAATGGAAGACGGCCAACACGACGAACTGGCCGTACCTCGAAGTTAACCCCGACGTGACAGACGGACAGGGCGCAGTCCTGCCGCTGCCACAGCGTGCCCCGCCACCGCTCGCCCAGACAGGCTTAATCCAAGCAAAGATGGGCGCTGCCGACGACATCAAGGCCGCTACCGGCCAGTACGATGCCAGCCTCGGTATACGGTCCAATGAGCGCACGGGTCGGGCCATCTTGGCGCGTGAACGGCAAGGCGACACAGGTACATATCACTTTGTAGATAACTTAGCTCGGGCTATTCGCTATGGGACGCGCCAACTCGTTGATTTGATTCCGAAGATTTACGATACCCAGCGTATCGCGCGAATCATCGGCATTGATGGAGAAACCGCGACGGCTAAGATCAACCCGATGCAGACTGAGCCTGTCCGCCGAGTAATGGACGATGCGGGTATTGTGATCGAGAAGATTTACAACCCGTCTGTTGGTAAGTACGACGTTGCGGTCACGACCGGCCCGTCCTACGCGACCAAGCGCCAAGAGGCGATGGACGCGATGGGGCAAATTCTGCAAGCCAATCCGGCGTTGTGGCAAGTTGCAGGCGACTTGTTTGTCAAGAACATGGACTGGCCAGGTGCTCAAGAGATTGCTAAACGGCTGGCTAAGACGATTGATCCGAAGCTAATGGCGGACGAGGACGACCCGGCGCTTCAGGCTGCCCAGCAGCAAATGGAGGCTATGGGGCAAGAAATGCAGATGATGCAGGAGATGCTCCAGCGCGTGCAGCAGTCGATGGAAGCCCGCGAGGTGCAAATCAAGGAGTTTGAAGCCGAGGTCAAGGCGTATGGCGCCGAAACTGACCGCATCAAGGCAGTTGAAAGCGGTTTGAGTGAGGAACAGATTCAGGACATTATAATGGGCACTTTGGCCGGCATGATGAATAATGGCGAGCTTGTGTCGCCTAGCGCAGAGCGCGAGATGCCCATGCAGCCTGAGATGGGCATGGGAACCCCGCCGCCGATGCCACCTGAGATGGGCATGGGAGCGCCGCCACAATGAGTTGTGAAGTCTTTATCGGGCACATCTTTCTAGCTCGGGATGTTGCCCATTCGACGCACTTGAACACCCGTAACTACGCAAAACATAAGGCTTTGCAGAAGTTTTACGAGGGGGTTATCGAGCTATCGGACGCATTTGCTGAAGCGTATCAAGGCCGGTATGGGCTAATTGGCCCAGTCGCGCTACAGTCGGCTAAAAAGACGAACAATGTGCTCGACTTTTTGCAAGATGAGCTGAAGACGCTTGAGGAAATGCGTTACACGGTTTGTAGTAAAGAGGATACTCCTCTACAAAATTTGATTGATGAGATACTGACGTTGTATCTTACGACCATTTATAAACTGCGCTTCTTAGCGTGAGGGTAGAACATGGAACTTCTTAATCCGATGGCCGATGCCGTATACCCCGGTCGTACGGTAGCGTACACGGGCACCGCAGGCTCTACGGCGACTTGGCAGTCCGGCCCGCAGGGCGTAGTGGTATGGTGTACGTCAGCCGCGTACGTGGTCGTGGGGGAAGGCGTGACGGCAACGACTTCCAGCACTCCGATCCCGGCCAACACGCCAATTCCGTTTATTGTGCCGCAAGGCACTGGCGCGCCCTGGCGAGTGAGTGCCATTCGCGTAACGGCTGACGGCGACTTGTACGCCAAGCCCATCAACATCCGATGAGCTTCGGAGTTGGTTTGCGAAATGCGGTCGGGCTAGGGCTTGGCGGCATTGCTTCGTTTTTGACGGGCTACGCAAGCGACGTGATATTTGGCAATCTGGAAACCGAAACCGGCGAAAACTTGGTGCAAGAGAACGGCGGCTTGCTGCTGCTGGAGTGATGAATGGCAATCATTAAAATTTCTGAACTGCCTGCCGCTGTTGAGCCTATTTCTGGGGCCAGCGTGTTGCCTATCGTTGATGGAAACAACATCACGGTAAAAGCAACCATTGACCAGATTCGCCAATTTGTCAGCATTTTAGATTTTGGAGCCGATTCAACCGGCGTAACGGATTGCACAGCGGCGCTGCAAGCGGCTGTTGCTTCGGGCGCAAAGTCAATTTATTTTCCAAAAGGTAACTACATTGTTACCGATACCTACACTATTAGCCTCATTAACGATCTTGAGATTTATGGTGAGGGCGTTATTACTTACTCTGGTGACGCACTTGCCAACAACATCTGGACGTTTGTTTGTGGCGGCTACAATTTTATCCTTTCTGGCTTGACCTTTATTGGATCAAACTTGGCGGCTGGCGGCGTGTATGTAAGAAACACTACGCCAATGACAAGCAATCTGCCAAACGCAACAGTCAAAGGTTGCGTATTCAAAAACTTCAGAATGCTTGCCGTCACCGACCGCAATTTTGGCTTGTTGGTTGCGGGGTCTTTCAATACCGTTTACATAGCGGAAAACCGAATAGAAAACATTACCCGCGCCGCAGGTACTGGAATAGTCAGCATTTCCGGCACCACCGGAATTGGCGCGTCCGTTGTCAATCTTGGTGGGGGCGAACTTCGATGGATTTATCAATGTATCCATACCGGAAATTCAATCAGTAACATTTCTGGCGGCGATGCTGCGGGGTCTGCTGCGAACTTTGACTATGACGGAATCGTTTTTGCTTCTCCCAACCCGTCAAACTTTCCTAGCGCAGACGGATCACACAAAGTGTTTCCGCCATCGCTGTTTATTTCTAGCGGAAATACGTACACCAACTGCCGTGGTCGAGCCATCAAGGTTCAAGGCATTGCTAACATCAACGATGAAAAAATTATTCGTAATGATGGGTATTGCCTTTCTGGTGGTAGCGTAGAAATTGACTTGCAGTATGGCGTTGGAACTATCAACGACATCACGTTTATGTATTACGACTATTTAAGTGGCGGTGTTGCAACATCTCCGCTCAACGGTAGCGTTACCCTAACGTCGGTCTATCAAGGCGCTTATTACGACGAAAAATCAACAGGTGCAATAGTCGATGGATTGACGGTTTATAACGAAATTAAATCTGGCATTGCAAATGCCGACATAAATTTAATAATGTCCGCCACGCTTGGCTATAACGACACGATTGACCGGCCTTTGGTTTCATTGTCAAACGTAATAGTTAATCGTAATGGCGTACTTGGCATCGTTTCTAGCGATTTTCCCCCGTCAAACGTCGGCTTTTTGTCGCTTAACAACATTTCGGTCGCAAAAATTACTCAAGCTGCGATGCTTGTCGCAAATACCAACGCTGGCCGCATTCTTAATGCTACAAACATCATTAACCTTGACGGCGTAAAAACCCCGGCTAACGCCAAACCGTTTTTCCGTGCAGCAGGAACGTACGCCGACGCGGGGTGGGGTGGTATTGTTAACGGATTCAACATTCGCGGATTTGAACTTAATTACGTTGGCTCTACACAATCGACGCGTCAAACTCCAATGCTGGTGGACGGCGCGCTTACTGGTGCCGAAAATCATGGCGCGCTGTCGGTGCAATCTGTTGCAATCGCTGATGACGGAACGCACGCATTTGATCGTCGCGGCGTAACTGCAAACCGACTGTTAGTTGCTATTAGCGTTAATTATGACTCAGCTTCTCAAGCTATTTTGGCTTGCGGCGATGATGACGTTTATGTGATTGCTGCAAGAACGCCTAATGATTTTGAAGCGTCTACGACTGGATCAAATCCCGATATTGACGGAAAAATTAACGTTTGGTTTGTGGATAATAAACTTCGCATTAAAAATAGACTTGGCAGCAGTCGTACTTTTACGCTTTCATTTTTAGGTTGAGTACCCTAAGAGGTTATCATGGCTGACAAAAAGATTTCCCAACTTACCGCCGCCTCTACCCCGCTTGCGGGTACTGAGGTACTACCTATTGTTCAAAGCGGCAGCACCGTTAAGGTCGCATCTGATGACCTGACGGTCAAGAACGTGCGATCGAATGCGACGACCGGCATCCTGCAGGTCGCAGGCCCCGGCGCTGGCACGACCCGCGTTATGACTACCCCTGACGCTAACTTCACAGCGGCCCGCACCGACGCAGCGCAAAACTTCGCAGGCAACAACACGTTCGACACCAATGTACTTGCCATCGACGCAGCCAACAACCGGGTCGGTATCAACACCACCACCCCGGGCTTTCCCTTGGATGTCGCCGGCACCGCATCTGCACAGCGATCCCGCACTCTAGCTGGAGCTGCGGATGATTCGAGGGTGGAAATCGTCGCGCCGAATGACACCAAATCGCCGTTGGTTGCTTTTGCCGTTTCCGGCGTCCGCAATTCCGGCATCATCGGATTCCCGCCGGGTGATGATGCGTTTGTTTATCGGCGTCAGGCGAGCAGTTTCTCCGATGGCACCGAAGCCTTCCGCATCACGGTTGCCGGAAATGTCGTCGCAGGCGCATCTGCCGCCCTTGCTACGACCGCGACCAACGGCTTCTTGTATGTCCCGACCTGCGCGGGTACGCCTACGGGTACGCCGACCGCTATCACGGGCATGGCACCCATCGTCGTCGACACCACAAACAACAAACTTTACTTCTACAGCACCGGCGTATGGCGCGATGCTGGGCCGTAATAAGTATTGACTCTTTTACGCAACAGCGTACGATTTATCCGTACTGGTGCGGTTCACCAGGGATTCTGAAGGAATCAAAATGTCTGAAAACGAAGTTGTAGCGGAACAAGTACCCGCGCCGGAACCGGAAGCTACGGCAGCACCGGAACCCGAAGTTGTTGCTCAAGAGGCAACCCCGCCGGAGGAAAAGCCTGCCAAGACGTTCTCCCAAGAGGAGCTCGACGCGCTGGTAGGTAAACGACTTGCACGGGAACGTCGCAAGTGGGAACGAGAGCAAGCGTTGAAAGTGCCTGAGCCGATGGCCCAGACGCCTGCCGCGCTGCCTGACCGGGACATCGACCCCGACGCTTATACGGAAGCCCTTGCGGCCCGTAAGGCGGAGGAATTGCTGGCCCAGCGTGAGGCGGATCGGCAGCAGCGCGAGCTGTTGACGGCCTATAAGGAACGTGAGGAAGCGGCCTTTGACAAGTACGACGACTTTGAGCAAGTCGTGTACAACAGGGCGTTGCCAATCACGAACGTGATGGCCGAGACGATTCAGGCTTCGGATGTTGGCCCCGACGTAGCGTACTACTTGGGCTCCAACCCCCGCGAGGCTGAACGTATTTCCCGTTTGTCGCCATACCTGCAAGCCAAGGAGATTGGTAAGATTGAGGTCAAGTTGACCGACAATCCGCCGGTCAAAAAGACAACTAATGCGCCCCCGCCGATTAAGCCTGTGACGGCTAAAACCGTCGGCGCACCGGCCCGAGACACGACTGACCCCCGCTCCGTCAAGGACATGAGCACGTCAGAGTGGATTGAAGCCGAGCGTCTGCGACAGATTAAACAGTGGGAAGCCCGACGTAACCGCTAACTTCTTTTTTGGAGATTTACTGTGTCTAATACGCTGCTTACTATTGACATGATCACCCGGAAGGCTCTCGAAATCCTTGAGAACAACCTGGTGATCACCCGCAACGTGAACCGTCAGTACGACGACAGCTTCGCTGTCGAAGGTGCCAAGATCGGTTCGACCCTCCGCATCCGTCTGCCGGATCGCGCCCTTGTGACCGACGGCGCCGCGCTTCAGGTGCAGGACGACAACGAGCAGTTCACCACGCTCACCGTCGCCTCGCAGAAGCACATTGGCGTCAACTTCACCAGCGCCGAAATGGCCCTCCAGTTGGACGACTTCGCCGAGCGCGTGCTTAAGCCGCGTATCAGCCAGCTCGCTTCCAGCATCGACGCCGATGTGGCCAACAGCTTCAAGAAGGTCTATCAGTCGGTCGGTACGCCTGGCGTCACCCCCGGCACCTCGCTGGTTCTTTTGCAGGCCCAGCAGAAGCTGAACGAAGCCGCCGCCGGCATGGCTCCGCGCTACGCGACCGTCAACCCGGCCGCCAACGCTGGCCTCGTCGAAGGCATGAAGGGCTTGTTCAACCCGGTGGACTCCATCAGCCGCCAGTTCAAGAACGGCATGATGGGTGAAGGCGTCCTCGGCTACGACGAAATCAACATGTCGCAGTCGATCAAGCAGCACACCAACGGCTCGGCCTCGCGTTCGGACACCCCGATTGTGAAGACCACGCTCGTCAACGGTGCGACCAAGCTGACGCTCGACAACGTGACCGACGGCCTCACCCTCGTCCCCGGCGACGTGTTCACCATCGCTGGCGTGTTTGCGGTCAACCCGCAGACCCGCGAGTCCACCGGCTCGCTGCAGCAGTTCGTGGTGCAG